TATACCTTGGATTTTTCTGTGTCGACTTTTACATCATCCACAATACCGCCGTATTCTTCGTCTTTTACATACCAGATGCATCCGGCACTCATGCAGTGATTTTTCACATTCATTTGAAGCTCAAAGTCATTATTGCCTCCGAGTTCCAGATCAGCGAAATATTTTTTAAGGCTCCCTTGTGGAAGCCTGTTTACGTCTGTATACATTACTTCCACAATGGTTCACTCCTTTTGTCAATGAGAATCAGGTCAAATGAAAAGCTACCGTCCCACGCAATTATCTGTGTACCGGCTACGATTTTCTCAAAGATGTAATACTCTTTTGCGGCTGACCAAAGAACATTTTCTGTATACCCGTCAGTATGTATTAGCTTTACCGTTTTTCTCCGGGAATCAATCTCCAATCGTTCACCTGCATTCAGCGATACATTGACCTGATAGGTATTGTCTCCAATCTTCACAAGCGGTTTTGATACGGAACCATATATCCGCAGCACAAAATCTGATTCCGTGATACTAACATTATTGATCGAGGAAGATGATACCTGATTCAGATAATAATATCCGTATTTGTATGGATATTTCTTCAGATTGTCCATTTCAACGGTTGTTCCTTCTGTCTTCAGGAAATTAAATTCTCTCTCCTGCACCCAGTCCGGCTGATCGGTCGCAATGGTAACTTCGATCTCAATGTACCGTTTTGTCAGATACCACTTTGCTTTCTTCGATGCTACGATATAGCAATTAAGGTAATAGCCGTCCTGATACAGTCTTCCCGACTGTTCCGCAAGGATATCAGATTCAAAGATCTGGAAGATATCATTTCTTTTTGCAATCCCTTCTTCCTCAGTGGCTGCTGAAATAATGATCTTCATTTTCTTTGCCTTGACACCCTTATGGAAGTTGGTGATCTCGTCATAATCAGTATCATATTCCCATTCATAATTCCTAAGTTCGGAATCTGTAATAAAAATACCACCCGAACCAAAGTCAATACTTTGGTTCAGATGGTTCACGTATCTTGCTACATCAAGCATACTTTTTCACCAACCTTGCAATTTCTCTATTGTCAAATTCAAATTCTACACCGTTCGTCAGGACATCAATCAGCAGTTTATACAATCCACCATTCCGCATCCAATTAAAGATTGCTTCCAGTAATGCACGGGTTGCTTCACTGTCACCATTTCCACTTCCGGCATTATTCACAGCTTCCTGAATCATGTCCATCAGATTCTGTGTACCAACTACTGTTTCACTTCCGGCTTCACCGCCTGCCAAGAACTGATTTGACTTAGCGTTGTAACCGAAAATAGTCGGCTGATTCATGATCATACCATCGTCCATTGCCTTTTTGTACCATTCAATTCCAAGCTTCGGAACAGACGGTGGATGAAGTGAGAATTTTCCAGAAATACTGAAATGTGGTAATTTCAAACTCGGCAAGCTCCATGAGAAATTCATGAGTGACTTAATATGACCAATTGCATTACCAACTATATTTTTGCAGCCATCCCACACAGAAGAAAATGCGGACCTGATACTGTTCAATACACCAGTTACTGTCGATTTTGCACCATTAAGACCATTTGATATACTGGACTTAATCCCATTTATTGCACTGGATACATGGGATTTTATCGCATTCCATTCGCTGACAAACTTATTCTTAATATTACTCAGAATACGCGTCAAGTAATTTGCAATGATATTCCAGGCATTACTGATTACACTAGATATAACGCCAAGTGCAGATGAAACTGCTGCCTTGATATAATCCCATGCTTCAATAATATATTCTTTGCAATTCTCCCATATAAACCTCCATGGAAGAGTTATGATCTGAACTGCCGCACTGATAATACTGGCAATCAGCATAATGCCGACTGTAATTATATTCTTGATCGTTTCCCACGCAGAGGATAGTGTACTGGTTATTCCATTCCACAGGTTAATCCAGAAATTCCTGAATGATTCTGAAGTGTTCCACAAATGTATAAAAGCCGCCACAATTGCAGCTAGGACCGCCACTACAATAAGCACTGGATTCACCGCAAATACACCCCACAGTTTTCCAAGACCCGTAACCAGTTTTCCTGCTATAGAATATACCTGACCAAAAGCTGTAATCACTTTCCCTACAACAAGGAGTACCGGTGTTACGGCTGCAACAATAGCAAGCAATACCAGGATAACCTTTTTCTGACTATCTGGCATTGCATTGAATTTGTTTGTAAGTTCTATGACCTTTTGCGAAAACACCTCAATATAAGGTGTAACCGTTGTTAAAAGAACCGATCCAAGTTCGACTCCACTGTTCTTAATCCTGTTCAGTGATTTAGATACTTTTGCGGACGGGGTATCCATCTTTTCAAGTCCCTGACTAACAAGATCTGTAACATTTGCCATTGATCCCATTGTTTCATTGAAATCTCCGGCAGAGTCATTCAAAAGAGCCATTGCAGCCTTTCCAGCTTCCTGACTGCTCCATAATTCATTAAACGCTGTTCCAGTTTCATCAGAACTTTGTTTTATAAGCTTCAGTGCATCACCAACAGACATTCCATCTTTCATCAGATCCTGGAAAGATTTTCCGGTCTTCTCTTTCAGAATTCCCCCTACATCTGTACCAGAATCACCAAGCTCATTGAGCATGCTGTTCATGTATGTAGTAGATTCCGCTGTTGCGATACCCTGTTTCGTCATGAGCGTGTACATCGTACACAGCTGATCCAGATTGACATTCATCCCTGCAGCTGTCGGGATTACTTTACCCATGCTAGATGCCAGTTCATTGACTGAGGTTTTACCCAGATTCTGCGTATTTACAAGTTTATTCGCAATATTATCTGCCTGATCAGCTTCCAAACCATAGGCATTTACCGCTGTAGATAACAAATCTACAGATGTTGCCGTATCGGTAAATCCGACTTTTGCCATATTTGCAGATGTTCGGATAAAGCTTCCCAGTTTCTCGACCGGAACAGAAGCTGACAGTGCCTGGTATCCGGCTTCAGTGAGCTCAGTTGCCCCCCTTCCTGTCTCATTTGACAGATTAAGAAATTCTTTGGATAATTTCTGAACAGACACCTGTGAAGTATCAAATAAGGTTGACATCTTCGCCATACCATTCTGGAAATCAGAAGATGTCTTTGTAACAACCGTAAGTGCTCCAGTCGCTGCCGCAGATACAGGAGCAAATTTCTTTCCCAGTTTTACAACTTCACCGCCAGCAGATGAAATCTTTTTGCCAACTCCTGTAACCTTTGTACCAGCGGCTTCAACCTTCTTCCCAAACTCTACCCATTTATTTCCGCTCTTCTCGGTTTCTTCCCCACTTTTTTTGTTATCCTCTCCGGCTTTTCTTCCTTTTTTTCCGGATTCCTCTACTTTTCTTCCGGCTTTTTCAGCACTACTTCCGGCTTTTTCGGAGGATTCTTTTACTTTATCACAGCCTTCAGAGACAACCTTTTCTGTGTCATTGACCTGTTTACTAACATCATCCAATGACTTTTCTGCTTTGGCGGTATCAATTGCAATCGTACCGACAAGTTTAAATAAATCCATTCGTCACCTCTCCTACTCCGAAGGCTGAAAGGATTGCAAGATAGATATACTATCCAAAACAACATTTTCCTGCTCAGACTCGCTCATGTGAGATGTCTCAATCCGATGCGTTTCTTCAGCTACTCCCTCTTCAAACTCATTGAACGTCTTATCCCACACCTTATGCAGATAAACTTCCCATCTCAGTTCCTTGTTGTACGCCTCTTCAAAATTCAAAAGAAATTCTACAAAGCAACCGGTTTTTATATATGCGTCCAACATACGAAACGGATCATTGTATCTTTTAAAGATCTGATCCAGGACTTCAAATCTCCCTACTTGACTAATCCTGATACAACCCGAAAAAAATCACCGAACTCTTCTTTTTTGAAAATATCGATGATCATCTGTGTAAATGTTCCAAGTGGGAGCTTCGCAATCTCCTGTTCCTTCATTCCAGATACTCCTTCCAGGAACTTGTATAAATCACCTTTGATATTTCCCAGATTCTTCATCAGAAGTCCTACCAGTTTCATTACAACTCTGATTCCGATCTGCTGTGTAAGCAGCTCATTCGCTTTTTCAGCAGTTCCTACTTCTGATTCCTCGTCTTCTGCCGGCTTCATTGCTTCCATGACCTCAGACATTTCTTTAGCATCAAAGCAATTTGCAATATCATCAATGCCAATCTTGGAAATAATTTTCACCATTGGAAAAATATCATCCGCGCATAAAGTCCTCAGCTCATAATTTCTTTCTACCATCTCTTACAATCCTTCCTTTCCTTATTTTCTGCCTTCTGCTATTCTTCGTCCTCTGCCTAATCAACTACAGCTTTATCAGAAACGTTCTTTTCTACAGACTGGGAAGCTGCCGGATCCGGGTAATAAATGTGATAAGGTAATACTTTCAGGGTATCATCCTGTTTAACATCTCCTACACATTCAACCGTAACTGCCGGTGATGCCTGAGACTTATGCTTCGGATCCAGTTCAAATCCGGACGTGCATAAAGCATAATCAAAAACAACAATGATAGGCTTCTTTGATACTGTCCTTCCCACAAATGCGAAGTTTTCAAAATAATCTCCTTCCTCAATATCCGGCTTACCCTCCAACACTTTATATCCTTTTGCCGAAGAGATCCCCTCCCCTGCAATCAATCCTTTTTTGATGATCTCCGGGTTAATCTCGGCAAAGTTAATTTCCATCGTTGCGCTTTCACCAACTTTAACCATTAACCCCTTTGCTTTAATAAATTTTCCATCAACCTCAATATCCTGCACCTCTGGCTTCATAGACAGCTTTGATCCGCCATTAGTTGCACCGATAATCGATTCCGCAAAATTCCATTTCTCACCAGAAAATTCCAATCCTTGATGGATTGTTCCTGCTCCAAACAAAATGGAATCTGGCGTGTCTTTGGTAATTCCATGCTCTTTCCAACTTGTCCATTCATTTGCCATTATTCATTCACCTTCCAACTTTTAATCTGCAAATTCACCTGCAACCGTTTGATATCATTCCCGTCTGTCGGAATACTGGTTGCTGTATCATAAAACACAAGAATGTGTGTCCCGGAATCAAGAACAGCGTGATAACCTTTGATTGTTGAAAAAGCTTTCCGAAGAATCTCTTTCCCATTTTCAAGGTCTATCACGCTGCCTTTTGTTGTTCCTGTTATCATCATTGTGTCCTCTCCTAATCCATCCTCTGTATTGGATGGAATCTCAGAGTATTCACCTATCCAGTACGGATAGACTGCTTTTGTGCTCCATTCATAGTATTGATATGGAAGCAATTCTTTCAATTTCAGGTTCATGTATTCCAGTATTTCATTTGTCATATCATTCACCCAAATCCTTAAAATCTATTTTTGCATTGTTCACGATTTCTGGTTTCATGGAATTAAAAGCATTAAATAATGCTCTCGTTCCACGCTTACCGTTGGTCTTATAAAAATCCACTCCATTCTTGCCGTGAACGATAACAACTTTTCCGTTAAATGTAGGTTTCTTTTTTCCTGTATAGGATTTTACCGGAACGTACCACGCTCCAGCTCGTCCATCTCCATGTAATGCATACTCACCGGTCCCGAACTCTTCCCATACAGCATTTTCAAGAGAGGAACCGATTGAACAAACCATGGATTCTTCATCAACCTTGTGTTGGAAGCTTCCAGCTGTCTCACCGGAAGCTCTCCTCGAATTCGATGCTACCTGAGACTGAATATCGCCACCTGCTTCTTCCAACCAAGCGAGAGCCTTGTGCCTCATTTCCTCAATGATCTCATCTGTGTTATTCTCAAACTCAATCAGTGCCATTTCCAATACCTCCGACAGCTTTCAGATAAATTTCCAAATGCTCATGCATTCCCATTGGATCGTCTATCCACTGTACATCATAGATTTTTCCATCAATCAACATTCTGGATATCTCCGGGTCCTGATCAGCCAGATTCTTACTATAATCTGTCAAAAAGTAATGGCTCGACTCTGCTATCTTGGCATTATAATTCTGGATAGGTGAGCTTCCAGACACTAAATCAAGCCATCCCGGATAAGAACCAACTTCTTTCCAATCAATCAACGGGTTGCCGATCACATCTGTTCCATCTTCACTCTTTACCTGCAAGACTGCGATCTGGTTTCCACCAATCTCCGACATGATCAACACCTCGCCTTCCGATATGGTTTCAGACACCCAAGGAGGCTCACAGGATAACCATTTACCTGATTGCTTGCATCCTGATCAAAATAAGTTACGGAATGTCGGGATAAAGTTTCGGATTTCACACCAACTTTTCCTCGGTTCTTTACCTCCCACTCGCACAAATTGATGCAGCAATCAATCACATCATCCGGATACACAACCTTCGTAAGCAGTACATGCTCTTCATTTGTAAGATCTCCGTCCAATGTAATTCGGTTATCTTCAATATCTTTCACAACATACAGTCCATTGTTATACATACTTTCTGACAGTTGTACGGTATCCCCGGTTATAAGGCCTGGGATACCATTCGCCGCATAAAGTACATTATTGTCTGCCATCGTTTCTGCCCGGACACACCGATTCTGAAAACTATTATTTGTATAAGATCTGATAGTCTGTTCAATGGATTTAAGCTTTCTCTCAATCCTTTCATCAGACCAGCCATTAAACCCGATAAGTTTTTTTGCCTCATCAACTGACAGAATCATACGAATCGCCGTCCTCTCTACTCCTAGACATCAGCACTTTCTTCTGGTTTTTCTACTTCTTCCACAGTATATCCTTCATGTTCTCTGAACCATGCTGCAAGTCGGTCACTTGTGATCAACGCTAATCCATGTGCAAACTGTGCACCACCGGCACCTTCACCGCAATATCCCGGATTATCTTTCACTTTAACCCTGTATGTTTTCAGCTCTTCCTTTTTCTTCGCTACCATTGTACATTCCCCTTTCGACTACGCAATTTTTACGTTTCTAATTACGCCTGCATGCTTTGTATTTTTCAGTACCGTAGCGGCTACCATCTCAACCTCTCCGTCTTTTACAGCCCCCGGCTGATTAAAATCTGGAAGATACTGACTGATAGCAGAGCTTCCGGTAATGGTAGCTGCATGGAATCCATCATTCACGTCAAACTTAACAGCGTAAATATCTGTCAGACCAGTAGTAGCGGATGATCCGGATACTGTTCTGGAAATATTATTTTTGACACATGCGTTTGCCGTAACAGTTGTTCCGCCTTCTACTGTGTAATGATCCTTCAGATCCATAAATCTGACACCATCCATTGATGTTACTTTCTTGCCAAATGCCTCTTCTGTTTCTGTCTTATATCCCAGGATACGTGCCATTGTCTGTACTTTGGAAATCATACCGGCATTCATCAGTAACGCATCCGCTCCTGTCTCCCGGATCAGGATCTGCAGCATCTCATACAACTGATCTGCATTGGATTTCATCTTTGTAAGATCAGACACATCAATTACAGTGCTTGTATTAAATTCTGTCGTAGTGCCAGCAAGCATTTTGTCCAGTCCGTCAAAGGATTCCGTCTGGGTTGTGGAATCACCATTGATCAGAGTGTAGTGGAACAGTGATACAGCTGCCCGGATTTTCTGTTCCATCTGGAACGCCATATTATTGAATTTATTTTCAGACTGCTTCAGCACACGGTCCATCTTGAACTTTCCACCGAAGATTTTAAGATCTGCAGACTTCTTAACGAGTTTTGCTTCACTGTCTTTGTATTCTTCATTCAGTCTTCTGAATGCTGCTGTAGATGGAATCTGTGTCTGCAGATAGCTGTATGTCAACGTTGAGCCACCCTGCGGACTTACTGTATTGTCAAAAGGTAACATCTGTAAAATTTCTGATTCTCTCAGAAATGTATCAACAACCTGCTCAGCCACCTTATCAGATACGCCTTCTATCATGTCTTTTAATAAAAGTGCCATTCAATTCACCATTTTTAACCTTTCTATTTCTGTGTGTCTTCGTACTGCATCCGGATTGCATCAGCCAGATCTTTAGGTTTTGCTCCTGTGTCATGTTCACCAGTCGGTAAAGGCTTCGGATCGATCGCTCTTGGTGTTGTTCCATTGCCTCTATCCCCTGTAGTCTCAAAATGAGTTGGAAACTGAGTTTTTAAACCGGCAATCTTCTCATCGATTCCTTTGATATTTCCGTTGTCGTCCAGTTCAAGATCTCCGCCTTCTTTCAGCTTGAATGCCATATATGCAACATCATCTGTCTTGGCTCCCATAAGTGCCACTTTTAATGCAGATTCCAGTCTTTCCTCATTCAACTGCTTTGTCAGTGTCTCCACCTGTGTCTCGTAGGCAGTAATCTTCCCCTGAAGTTCATCACTATTCTTTGTCCCTTTTTTCAACTGTTCAATGAGTTTCGTAGCTTCCCCATTCTGAGTTGTCAGATTATCATAATCTGTCTTCAGTTTTCCATAACGGATATCAAGATTCTCTTCCGATGCGGTGAATATCTTATTCTCCTTCATTCCATCAAGAATTGCCTTGATCTGATCGTCTGTTAATCCTTTTGCTTTCAATAATTCTTCTAATGTCATTTTGTATTTCCCCTTTCTTACGCTTTTTACATGTCTCGTCCATGATTTCGTGGAATAAGTGTTTTACATCCCTGCGGATGAAATGGCATCAAAAAAGGACATCCTGAGATGTCCCAAATCACTCTATCCTTATTCTGCCGCCCAGCCACCCACTATTTAACGCATAGCTGCGAGATTATCGGATCACCGTATCCTTTCTTAAAAATGAGTATAAAAATACCACCAACCATTTCTGATCAGTGGTACTAAAAAATCTCCGGCCAGTCTGTTAATTTATCACTTTCCTCTTTCAGTCGCTGAAGTTCTTCTTCTCTTTCTTCCGGTGTCATATCCGGATGCGAAATAACAACATCTAAATAGGAATTTATTTTAACTCTTCCCATGTTACACCATACTCCTTCGCTAATTCATTTAATGCCCTTGTATGAGCTTCCTCTACGCCTAAATTATATGGTGTATTTATATATTTGTCAATTCGCTCATCTAATATTCTTGGAAGAAATGGCTTATTTCCAACTTTATATTTGTACACCCTTCCAGCATGAGTTACTACTATTCCGAAAATATATTTTCGATATCCCGCAGCCACAAAATCGCTTCCAGTCGGCGGTATATTTGTTGGATGATTATGTATTCCTACAACTCCATTTTTCTTTCTCAACATCTCTGAATCTTCTGCTGAAACAGTAACACCAAGTTCATTCTTACCGGATATCTCCCGAAGCAATAACTTTCCTTTGGAATCCATAATATACAAGTCTTCCCCATCTGTGCCGTTTCTATGAAGCAACATAGCCGTTGCATAATTTCTTAAAGAATCATTGATTGCTGTGTTTTCAGTAATCTTATTGAATTTCTTTCTGAAAGCTTCAGATTTTATATACTCCAAATTAACCTCATTGGTTCCAATCCTCTTAACTGTTGTCGAATACGCTCCCTCTTCTTTTGTTTCGACAGCTTTCAGATATTTTTCTCTGAAGTCATCAAACTCCTGTTCTTTATTCAAACCATAAAAAGAAGCTCTCTTCTCCAACCGATCAAGCTCTTTGGAATCCAGTTTCCATCGTGCTCTCTGCAGTAAAATACATCTGCAATTTATCACTTCTGCAGCACTCCCGGAAGGATCTCCTGGATACATCAGACCGTTGCTGAACTTATCATCGAGCTCTCTGATCTGTCCGTCAAGCATCTGATGCGATTCCCTTGTGGCTGCATCCAGAGCTGCATCCCACTGTTTTACAACATCAGCTCCCCGGTCTCTTGCAGCATAACAGGCATCCATCGTAGATTGCTGCTGGATTCTGTGTCCCTCTGTCCTTGTGATCCGAACCGCATTATTATAACCAATCTTTGTCCGGCTTGCCAACTGCCTCGCCATCTGGTCGTAACTCATTCCCGTAGCAATTCCTCGGCTTACTTCCGCAGTAATTCTGCGCTTCAGCAAACCCACATCTTCTCCTAACCGGCGGTACAGACCACCACTGATCTTGCTGTCCAACTGCACAGCACGTACAACCTTTTCCTGATCAATCGGAATAATCAGTGGAATTCCTTCCTCATGCAGCACATACATATTTCCAATAAAGGATTTCTCATAGCATTCGTTTAGATATGGCTGAACCGTCTTGAATTCTTCTTTATGCATCTTATCCAGAATACTGCCAACCTGCTTTTTCAATGCATCCTGATACCTTTTCTGGTAGACCTTTGCTCGTTCCTGGCTCTGCAGGAGCTTCCTTTGTTTTTCATCCTCAACAGAATTGTATTTTTCTTGAATCCGATAGATCTGTTTCTGAAGATCATTGGATTTCTGTGTCAGGTCTTTCAACGCTTGTCCATATACACACTGCAGTCTCTTGATCACTCGTTCCTCATCATCAAGAAACGCCTGTTGAACAATTTTCTCACGTTTCTTCATTCCGTATCACCTACTCTGTACCGACATCTTCCGGAATGACCTGCTCCAATGCTTTTCTTGCATCAGATGCCGTATTTCCTTCTTTCTGCACTTGATCTTTCAATTCTTCATAGTCCCAGTCCATTACATCACACAGAGCTTTCAGTGTCTGCTCGTCACCGATCTGTTCTGCAATATTCAGAATTGTATTGACACGGACTTGCTGTGTATCTGCTTCTGTCTTCTCATTGGTTACATTTTCTGATTCATTTGTCATAATGGACCGGTCAAACTTCATCTTGACATCTGTGATCTGATATCCTGTGCCATTCATAAAATTGATTTCATCCAGAACAACTTTAATCAGCTGTTTCAGCAACCGCCTTAACCTCTTTTCCAGCTTATTCGCTTTTAAATCAAGCAGAGCATACCGCGACTTGATCACAATATTCGTGATATTTCCATCCCCTGTCTGAGAGGAATTAAATCCCATTCCAAATCGATAGATGTTCTTTTCATCCTCATCTGCCTTTGCTTTTCTTGCCTGATACGGAATATCGATTGTCCTGACTTCCACATCTCCTTCCGAATCTGTTCCAACAATCTTTTTGGTTTTAAGATTCTGCTGCAATTCATCCAGATTGTCTCCCTGAAAGCCTTTTACCACATACAACGGTGAATCAAAATCTTTCAGGTTATTGGACAACCCACACTCCATGATGTCGTAGTCATCGATCAGGTCCTTGATTGGTTTCAATCCACTGAACTGCTTTTTGTTATAATCCAATCGCCAAAATGGAATATAGCCAAGTGAACATCCCATTTTCATCCCCGTCTTCTTATCTGTAAATACGATATGCGGTCTTGGATTTACTGCCTCCGATGCATCCGGAGTGATCTTTCCATTTATCCCTTCCTGGACATAATAGTATGTCTCATTTTCTGACCATACCTGAATCTTCCGGATCACCTTCCGACCATTCTCTATGCGCTCCACATAATGATAGATCATATACCGTTGATGATCGGATGTGTCTTTCTCCTGACACTCAATCACGCCCATACTATCAGCGCACTGGAAGGCAAGCTTGTCCGAAGCATTCTTATATGCAAAAATATATTCAAACCCTTTCGTATAAGCTCCTGTGACCACATCACTTACTTCAGACCAGAAATCATCATCAAAATACAGATCAAGGAAATCCTGCAATCCATCCGCTGTATCCTTTGCCTGTACCGGAGTCTCTTTGAATGACAGCATATAAGCCGACAACTGATCAGCAAGCTCCGTGAAAAACGGATGACTGATCTTCACATTAGACCTCACCTGATCCTCAACAAACTTCCCGTCTGCGTTATAATAAAACAGTCTGTATTTTCTGATATCATGCTCGCCCTCATAGTATTTCTGGCCGATACCTGCGAACTTTTTCTTTTCAGACACCAGATCATTTTCTATGAATTTCTGTATCTCTGATACATCCAGCAACTTTTTACACCTTCCTTCTGTTATTTAGTAAATAGGGATTAACAGGAATCGAACCTGTGACCTCTGTGCTCTACCACTGAGCTATAATCCCTGTATATAAATGACAGTCCTGCCAGCACCATAATCGACCGCCGATTGCGACCGGGAAAGGAGGTGTTGCATTCACACCAAATGCAATTCTGTTAACGGTAAAAAAATCACAGCCTCGTCTGAGACTGTCTAAAAAAACCGCTGGTGCTGTGCACGCTGCCCGTCAATTGTCTTCATTCTATTTACATCAGCCATTTACTTGCTTTACGCCATCCCTCAACAGCATATCGTAACGCTGCCATTGCATCATCCATGATTGGAACCGGATCATCCATGTATTCACCTGTCTTTTCATCCTTCTTCCACTTCCATTGCTGTAGCTCCTTGATCGTATTTACACAATGTGGAGCAACATAGATCCTGCGTTTAACCGTGTGCTTCTTATCGACTACACCTTTTATCCAGTCAATCTGTGCTTTCACCGAACCATTTGAACCGCCTTTATCAACACCTTTAGCTCTGTATCCCGCATTTCTCCAGGTCTTAATCCTGTCCGGCTCGGCGCTGTCACACCACATTATTTTATTTGTCGGTATCGCATGCTGTATGGCTATTGGTATAATCTCAGCCGTTTCTTTTTCATGCTCATAAATCTCATCGATGATATGTAAATTCCCGTCTTTAATTCCTACAAGCAATATGGCGTCTGCATGGTTAAATCCAAAGTCCTGCCCGATAGCCACATCATCATAATCATTAAGATTCTGTGATACTTCCCGAACCTCCCAGTTATGCAGGATCAGTCCGCCAATCTCGCCCCATTCACCAAGTCCGTATATCTGGTAGCCTTCCGGATCAACAATCTTTCGACGTTCCATACGCTGCCGGTATGCATCATCAATAAACCGGTTGCCAAGGTATGTGCTGTGATGCGTCAGGACGTTGGAATCCGGAAGGTCAAAAAAGACCTTCTTAATCCAGTGATTTTTGTTTACTGGATTGAAGGTCATCCTAATTTGATAAAATTGTCCCGGTGGAAGCTCTCCACGCAAACGGTCATCAATGATTTCAAGATCCGCCTGGGTAAACTCCGTTGCCTCTTCCATCCATACATCCGTCAGCTTTCCCTTCGGAAACGTAATGGACTTCAGTTTTTCCCGTTGCCTGTCGTCATTCATTCCACGGAAAATGATCTGGTTCCCATTACTTCTACATGTCAGCATCAGGGGGCTTCGGTTGATTTTCCAGTATGCATCCGCTTTATCACCAAACATCTTATACAGTGAACCTGTAAGCTCCGCAAAGGTACTGTCTCTGTTGGTGATATCTGATTTACGCATGGCAACCAGATTTCTTCCCTTGTCCTGCATCAGCCGCAAGATATAATTCTGAGCTGTGTCTACACTCTTCCCAGATCCGGCTGAACCCTTCATGACTATGTATCGCTTATGGCTCTGGTCAACCTCTTTAAAGCATGGGTTTGCCTGTACATTTATCTTCACCCTATATCAGCCTCACCATAATCAATTGTGATATTCAGGTCCATATCAGCATCCATGTCTACCTTATCCGTAAATAATGCATACCGTTTACCGAGCAGTTCTGCAGCTTTCAACCGTTCTTTTTCTGACGGCGCTTTCTCCATCGTTCTCGCTTCACTACAGCCTTCTCCGATTCCTTCTACCACAATCTCCTGTGCCCGGCTTTTTCCCCGGAGAACAGAAGTTAAATACCTGAGGACCTCATCCTGATCAGCAATGCGCTTGGATTCCTTTTCCGCCATTCTCTGTGCGATATACTCTTGAACCTTAACATTTCTTAACAATCTACTTGCCGCTGCAGCTGCTGTAACATCATTCTTAACATTTGGATACGCCACTTTGTAAGCCCGAGTGGCATTTAAATCAATCAGATATTCATCTGCAAATATTTTCTGTTTTTTTGTCACTCGGACTCACCACCTTTTCTATCTTTTTTGTTATTGATAGATCATACAGGTATCGAACCTGTGACATTTCGCTTATGAGGCGAATGTTCTACCGCTGAACTAATGATCCAATTTTGTGTATTAAAAAAGCACCCCGGAGTGTGCTTAAACATTTTAAATGTGAATTTTACGTTAATTTTTTTCCAAAAGACTTGCTTATAATATGTTTTAAGCATATAATGCTGGTGTAAGCATAAGAAAGCTTGATAAATATTTTTATATGTGGAGAGATGTAGATGCTCTCATAAAAAACGTGTGAAAAACAACAAAGTATTTTTCACACGTTTTTTTATCCCAATAAGGTCTTTCTTAATCCTATATGTAAATAGAACTTTTTATTATAATCCGGACTCTCATTTCCATCTTCCCTATATTTCCATGAAAAATTATTTTTTCTATTTCCCTCATTTTGCCATATATTTCCAGCTATTCCATAGGCATATATAAAATCTGCAAACTGCTCTTTAGTTTTAAAAAATGAATTTTCATCTACATTTTTTTCTAACGCCTTCTCAATATCTGAAATCCAAAAAGTTCTCTTGTTTATAGAATGGATTATACTAAAACATTCTTTAATGACAGTTGACTCATAATGTGTGGATAATTCATTTCTCAATTCATCCGTAAATTTAATTGAATATTCCTGCTGTGTACTTTTAAATAACTCCGAATAAAAAGCTTTCTTATCCGGATATTCATTTTTTATTACATTCAGCATCGTAACAATATCCCTAGGTCTTCCAAAACTGCAATTTAGCATATGATCCATTACTGGAATTCCATTAACCTTTTGTGGAAAAAATCTACTCTCTACTTCTTCGTTGCTTAAGTTAATTAATTCAGAATTAGACTTTTTAATTTTAGTCACAATTAATTCCATAAGAGGATGCATCTCATTTCCTTTAACCTTTTTTATCCAATTAAGTCGAATTTCTGAATCAGTAATTATTTTATTGAGATTAGACGAATTTTCATTTAAAAGTTTTATTATATCCGATCTTATAAGAATGATTATTCGACTATTGTATATGCCTTCTTTCCTTATTTGCGTATTTAAAGAATTCGACACTTCAATGAAATCAATTAAAAAATAAATCAGATTTTCATTCTCATCTAGCTTTTCTTCTAATTCATCCAAATCATCAAAAATAACATTCACTGGCATTATTTTCATGAGATAAAATAACGTCTTTTTCATTTTATCAATAATTTGATAATACGGACTTTTTTGAAATTTTTCATCTATACTATAACCTATTTTTGCGTTAAGTGCTGTTTCAATTCTACCATTTTTAATTTTATCACTGGCATTCGCTTCGTGATTATTTACAGTACTGTATGATTCCTTATAGTAATTCTTACCCGGATATCTTTCTTCTACTAATTGTTTTAAACATTTTAAATTTTTCTGTATTTTCCATAATTTCAATATATTTTTAACTTTAAATAACTTCCTCTTATTTTCCAATATTAGTTTTGACATTTCACACAATAAAGTATACTCAATAAATAATTCTTGCTCCTGCCTATCTAATGCATATTTCCCTTTTTCAAGATATAAATTCAAAACCAATTCTCGTTTATTCAATATCTTAGTGGGAATGCCCTCTTTATTTTTTTCTTTTTCAAAATACTTTGCTAAAATTGTTTTTCCCGTTCCTTTTCTTCCGGAAATGATATATTTATCTGGATTATCATTTAATAAATCATACTTTTTATTTCCATTATAAAAAAGGTTTTCAAAATTCTTATCTTCAGCTTCTTGCGAACCATCAGCTCTTCCAAAGTAAATATCATTAAGCGTAATATCTTTTCCCATGTTTTCCTCCACTCATAAAAAATCCATTCCTATAATACCCCTTTTTTCGACATTACGCAACGAAAAAGACACCCAGCAATACCAGGTGTCTCTTCATGGTTTTAAATACTTACGATCGGAGGAACCATCAAAAATGTCTTACCTTGTTACATTTCATCAATTCCAGTTTATACTCTATCACTTTTTATCCGGACATTGTGGGACATTTTCAAAATATCTTTGAATTTTTTTACGGACGTTCTCATCTGTGTACCGGATTCGGCGTTTCGGAAACATTTTGTTCATCTGATCTGCAACCTTTGGATACGATAAATCATCCAGAAAATACAGTCGGAAGATAATCCGCGACTCACTCTTCTCAATGGATTCTATGTACTCTTCCACCTGGATTGTCATTTCCAGAAGTTCTTCCTCCAGCTCCTCAAGCCTTCTGTTCCGCTTTTTCAGCAGCTGTTCTTTTCTGGAAATCACACCAACTGGTCTGCCAGTGATCTTCACCGTGCCAAGTGGCTTCTTGCCCTTCTTGCCACATGATACCGAATCCACAACAATTTGTCCATGCAGTTTATCCAATTCTTTCTGGATTTTTTCAATTCTCCGGCGCAGATCCTTAATCTCTTCTTTCATATCCGCGTACTCAATCAAAATGCCCTTGTCCACCGGTATCCACCTCCGCTGTAATGTCATACTTCCTTGCCAGATATTCCGCAACGCTTACGCTCTGGTAAGCCGGTCGCTTAAATCTCTCCAACGCCTTTGCATCATGCCGGCTCTCCAACTCTTCATAATGCTGCTGCCTGTCCCGCCGCTGTTCTTTTCTGCTTCGTTTCTCCTGCAAATTATCACCTTCTATCCATCATCACTCTAATATAGCCGGAATGCAAAACGCCCATAAGCACCACGCCGATCCCGTCCATTTCATTGCTATCAGAATGGTTATAGCTGTTATCATCCAGATACAAATCTTTTTTACCGCATACATTGTGTATTTATCCTCTTCCATTTATCCCTTATACCTTTCCGGAAGCGGCATCCACGCCACAACCTTATACGGTTCTCCCTGTTCATCGAACCAGACACCTGTCTGGGAATAATACAATGTTGTTGCCTTATCTGCTCCCTCGATCGTGACCAGAAACTCCGCTGCATATGCACTTCTGACATATGATTCTATAAACTCCCGTTGATCTGGGAGACGTTCTGTTGTTGGAATCCATCTATTGCCCATTTCTTTGCACCTCCATCAACTTTCTGATCAACGCAGTCTGGTTTGTTTTGCAATTATGCAGATGCTTATATCCCGGTTCAAGCAAATACTCTACAGTCAGCGTTCCTTCTGGTTCTCCCGGAACATATTTGTTCTCCCACCACTCGTTATAATGCTTATACTCGCAGATAACGATTGCTGATCCATCTGGAAGAATATATCTATAATAGGTTTCCTCTGCCTGCGGAACTTCAAACCATACCGGCCACTCCCGGTATTTCGCCAGAAACTCTTTTCTCTCCTCATTGTTTTTTGAGTTTTGGAAGTTCCGGCTGTGCCGCCCTCTCATCTTCCATAGCTGCTTCTACCAATTCTGCATCCATATCCTGAGGTTGCCCAACTTCAATACATAACACCGGATCTTTCTGTCCCTTATCACAGATCATATTTAACTCATACGGTACATATATTTTTCTGTCCTGTGGATTTGCGACAATAACGTGGAGTGCTGCATCATCCTTGAATTCATCCAGATATTCTTTTAATTTCTTATTTTCCATACTCTTGCACCTCTTCATCTGCCGGAAATTTAAAAACAAATGTTTGACAAACGCCCTCTTTAAAAACCGAAGCAAGTCCCTCACTTAACCGTCCAATGCTCTCAGCAACTCCAGATAGTGAATTTCGATTGTATTCACCGTCCATATACTGTTTTCTGCACATCTCCATAGCCTTAATCGCTTTCTCTTTGGTGGAATATTCCGCCATTATAATAAAAGCATTACTTTCCAAATCGGTTAATGGAAATGCAGCTACTGTTCCATTTGTAAAAACTCGAATCGTTGTTTCCTCGTAAGGTAAATCAAACTCTTTGTCCTGACTAATGATTCTCATAACTTGATCCACCTTTCACATCCCATGCGCAAATGTCGCAATCCTCTGGGCATACATTTGCCTTTATTGCTCTTTTGCACATCTCCATTTTTAATTCCCTATCATCCTCAATGTCTTTGATAAATCCAAGTTTCCTCAGGATTTTATGAATAAGTGATTCTTTCCTCATTTTCGTCCTCCTTTACATAATCCGGGCATTCTTCTTATCTACTACACATTCAATTCTGCATCCCATAACCTTTCCTCGCTAATCGTGTATATCCAGTACAGTAAGGAATCCGTCCATATTGTCAGCTACCGCTTTCTTATATTTCTCTTCGAACTTATCATCTTCGACAAATCCATTACCAGTCCACGATTCTCTGGCAATCGCTGATCCGTCTGGCAAAACACATCCAAAGCATCCGAGCTCGTCCAGATTCAAGATGTCTTTCTGTCTTGCTCCGTCAACAAGAATGTATCCATCACGGTATCCCATATTCGAGAAATATGATTCTTCTGTATATGCAAATGGCACTTTTGCATTTCTTTTTAATTCGCTTAACAGTGCAGAATGGAACAGTCTTTCGTTCCTTGGATTGTTTTCCAAATACCTCCAGTTATAATGCTCTCTGTTTTCTGAATCTTCTATATCTACTTTCAGTTTGAGATAAGCACTGTATCTTCCACCAATCTGATACCAATCCCACGTAAACACCGGATATTCTATTTTTTTCTTCTCATCGTCTATCGAATCCCATCTATATGGTTCCATAATCTTTTCAATTTCCTTTTCTGTAGCTAATTGTTTAGTTAATAAATGTATACAGTAATGCACAATTTTCTTCCTTTCTCCCGGCAATTGAATACTGACTTTTACATCAATATTCAATTGTCAACGTACTGTTCCGATCATTTTCGACTATCTTCGATATTTAAATTTGCCCTTTATGTAGTCTGCCAATGCCTCTTTTAATGTCTTTTCTATCAGCATGTTTCTTTTTCCTCCCAGTATTCTATTACATATTCCGTCTTTCCTCTGCTCGAAGACTTACTTCCTGTATCTGTTACAATCCTTCCGATCCTGACTGAGTATCCCGCCTTTAACAACAACGTTGCTACCTTGAGTCGATCTTCTTCATTCCATTGCACAGATCCTTTTCTGATACTGCGAATCACATTTCTACTCATGTGCTATCCTCCATTCATCATGTAGAGTCTGTACCCTGCCGCTGAACCAAATCAGTAAACCACAGATATCTGGTTGATTGTCATATTTCTTCATCATGACTTCCATGTTTCGATTCCATAATGACATATCATGATTTGATAGATATTTTTTATAAATTCCCCAGCAATCATTGTAAATTGCCTTGATTCGTTCCTCCATACATCCTCCTTGTTACCGCATGTTACCATTTTCTTTATCCTGTTACCGTCTTCGGGAAACCGCTGAACCCATTGAAAATACTGCGTTTCAAGCATTTTTCGGAGTGAAGTTACCGAGTTACCACACGTTTTCCCATATAGAAGAAAATATTTTTCTCACTTTCACATATTTTTTTCTTCTCTATAAGGGTGAATTTTGCCCGGTAACTTGGGTAACGGGTAACTTTTACTTAAATGGCAGCTCTTCCTGCTCATATTTATCCATTGTTTCCACCGATTCAAACCCATCCTTATCGATGTTATCGTTCAGTCGCAGGAATACACACCTGATTGGATTACCATCTACCTTTTTCACCTTTGTCATACGTCCGCCCTGCGTCTCGATCAGACCTTTGCGATCTGCCCAGGACAAAAAAGCCTTGTCAGAAAATCCTCCACTCTTACATAATTCCTTGAACGCCTGGTTATAGATGATAGCAACTCCCTTTTCAAGCGTTCCCCATTTTTCCACTTTCGTGTCCATATCAAAACGCTGATTATTCATGGCGATTTTGTCCTGCAGATATCGATAGCAGCGCTCATTGTCACTCAGATCATTCCTGTTGATCAGAACAGTTTTCGCCTGCTCAATCGTAATATATTCTCCATCCCGGAACAGATAATCTGTCGCGACTTTATCTGCAACCAATAAAATCGACAGTGACAGGCTTTGTTTCTGCATGGCTTCATCATCTTTTAATTCATGCATAAACTCTTTCTGCATCTGATGCAGTTTTTCCTTGCCAATCCCTTTTAGGACCTCTATGTACCTTTTCCCGGCCAAACCATAATTTTTCTTCACGATCTCGGCAGTCTCTTGCGGATCCGCATACACATTATCCTTGCATTCTACTTCCAGAATACGGTTGATGGCTCCGCCCTGGGACACATAAGAATTCAAAGGACGCTCTCCATTTGTCAGAATGCAGTTCTTCCATCGATTTTCCCTGGTGATTCCAAGCTCCTTGTTGGACCTGCTCTTTCCTTTTCCGGAACACATGTCATAAACCATTCCTTCAAAGTTATCCCGGATCCGGCTGCTCGTCTTACTGGTATCGTCCAGGATCATTGGCAGATGATTCAGCATATCCGCCTTTGCTTCCAGCGCCACTTCCGTCGTCTTAAAGTCCCCGATATACGCCGATTCATCCGGATTCGCCCAGATAGACGTTGCGACCATCAGAGATACTGTTTTACCACCTTCTGTTTCGCCCCAGAGATCTACGATAAACGGAAGTCCACCCAAGAGACTAACCAGAACACTTGCAAATGATGCAGCCATCATAAACTTAATCTCCAGGCGCTTTGTCTTCCGAAGCTTCAGCATATGGCTCTGCCAGATCTTCCAGTTGCCACGTTCTGAAACACTCTCATAAGCCTGCCGGAATCGCTGATCGCCATCAAATACAATCTCTGTATCATAGGGAATAAACTGATCCTTAATCCATCCGAGCTTACTGGTGGAATACTGCACTTTAATATGGCTATCATTCATATTTTCAACATCTGACAGAAACCGGACCAGTAGCTTCGCGTTTTCTGATGTAACAGAAATTCCACGCCCAGAAAGCGCCACAATCTTACTGGCAGACGTCACCATTGTTTTAGGGACAATAATCTCATCCCATCGTCCATTTCGCTTATATGCGATTTTAATCTGCTCTTCGCCAGTCTCTAAGTTCTTCATACGTTCTATTGGCAGAATTGGATGATAGCACGCAACTGTTTCCACTTGGCTGTCGTTCTGTGCGAATATACCATCTTCTCCGGCAACCCACGCTCCGCAGAACATGTTATTATATGGTCCTTCAAAGTTCGTCCACTTGTCCAACGTTGCTATTGGCTTCTTGCGCTCCCGCTGCTTTGCCTCCCGATCCACTTTCTTGTATGCTTTTAACAACTCTTCGAACTTCTTCTTTACTCCAAGCTCTGCAGCTCGATCTGTCAGTGAAAGGATCATTCGAGCCTTCATTATCTCGTCTTCCTGGTCGAATATCTCTAAAAAGATATCCTCTGCCAATATGCTTTTACTATCCAGCCTTGCTAAAGGCTCCATGTGATCACCTTCTCTCTTCTAATAATTCCGCATGATATAATTCAAGCTGCAGTGCATTATAACAATCACACCATGCGTCTGACAGCGGCTCTGTTCTGTTTAAAAATTCCCGGTATACAGAAATCAGATCGTTGTTCAATCTGCGCTTGTCCCGCATCTTTGCTTCCTGTTTTTCTCTCATCAGCTTTTCTTTTTTTGCCCGATATATCGCCAGAGAAGATCGGAAGGACGGATTCTTTTCGTATTCTCCGCCAAGCATCAAGAAGGCATCTTTGAAAGAAATTCCATAAAACTTTTCTGTAAAAGTAAAGATATCTCCATTTGCTCCACAACCAAAACAATGAAAATCTTTATCGTAGATTTTCATTGAGGCTTCGTGATCACCTTTGTGAAATGGACACTTGATAAATCCCGCTCTGTTCGGCTCAGGAAGCCCACATTTGACCAGAATATCCTTCATAGAGTATGCCTGCTTGATTTCCTCGCGCGTCATTTTGCATCACCGTATTCAGACAAAATACGCATAATCTCCTTGCCTGTGTCTTTCTTCTCACAGAATTCAAACCGGACATTGTACCGATCCCGGATGGTACACATGGATTTATACAACTGTTTTCCGTCAACCGCTTTGGCTGACGCCACATATTTTTCACGTTTCCCATTTATCATTCTCCACCGGACTTCATGCTTCCTTGGATTCTGCCAGAACCACACATCTTCCAGATTTTTCACATCCGATCCATGCTCTACCAGAATCACAAGCTGTATGCCGGCATCAATTGCTTTAATCAACTCTTTCTTAAACCGTTCATGCTGCTGGCAGACATTTCCGCATAACTCCTGCAGGTTCTGCTTCCGATCAATAATGAGCCGGGGATTATCCAGACTCATATAATCCCCGACCAGAAGCTTGCTCGAAAAATGTTTCACTCCATTCTCGTCAAATGTCTTGATGATCTTCCGAATTGCCCTCTGCTTTTCTCTTGTATCAATTTGTATATCCACTTGCATCAACTCCTAATTAAATGGCAATTCTTCATCAATATCATCTGGAATATTCATAAATCCATCCTGTCCAGGTGTCGCATTTGCCGGATATCCATTGATATGATTCTTATATGCTTGTGTTTCTGTCTCCATTGGAACTGCAGCCTCTTCCACTTTGTCCTGTGATACAAACCATCTCAAAACACGCTTTTCAAGCTCTCTTCCCTCGTAGTAATCCATCTGGATTCCAAATACTCCGCCAACCAGCTTATTCTTGAACTGCTTGCCAAAATTATCTCCCCACTGTGTTGTGAATCCCTGATTGGAATGTTCTACGCAGGTCAGGAACGTCTTGAAAGATCTGCTGCAGTTGCCATCACTGTCCTCTGTCAAAATATACTGAGTTGCCTGATTTGGCCATTTCTTTTCCGGACGGATATCATTTTTAAATGATTCTGCAAAATATCCCGCCTGCTTATCTCCTGGAGCGAAATCAAAGAACACAACAATCATTGGTTTATTGGTCTTTGACATTCGTTCCTCAACCTGTTTAATTACCAGTGTATGTCCTCCAAGCTCAACGGGAGTAAATTCTCCCTGAGCCTGTGTATTTTCATAATTGTTTGGCTTTTTCATTTTAATAGTCCTCCAATGCTTTCATTACTTCTACAATATCGTTGTCAATCTCCATCTGATCAAATGCACCCATCGGTGATTTCGCTGTGCTGTTGTTTGCCTGGGTTTCAAATTTGTAGGCTCCGTCTACACACTTACTCAAAAGCACCGTGGTAAATTTGCTTTCCAGGCAAATCTTGTCCAACTTCTTTCCGGAAGTCTTGATTCTGGTAAACATATAGCCGGCTTCATCATGATCCGTCTGTGTGTGAGCTGTGAAAATGATCGTCAGGTCTTCCCTGTATGTATAGGCTTCACACACCAGATCCCAGACGCAGGCTGCAAGATCTACCCATTTGTCGTATCCTTTTTCCTTGCTCCGGCGCATTTCATCTGCTACCATCAAGCCATTGATCGTATCCACTACGATTACTTTCACACTAGGGCAGGCTTCAGCAATACGCTTGATATACTGACGAACCACATTGGCATTATCACACGCCAGATAGTTCTTATTTTCCTTGTTGTACTGTTTTCTCCATCCTTTCCATGAAAGGCCTTTCTTGTCAGCATCAATGTAATATGTTGACTTTGGATCTAAATTTCTCATGGATGTTGTTTTCCCTGATCCGGATTCTCCGGCAATACAAATAACCTTTGACATTCGCTTTTCCTCCTTATAGAGTTCTGGATCAACTAACTCCGCCTGACTCCAGAATCCTTTTGAATTCATATTTTTTATCCTGTTTTCTTCCATAAGCTTCTTATATTTTTCTTTTCCGTAATACTGAAGCTTTCCACTCTTATCTCTGATGATGCGTTTCAGAAGACTTTGACTTTTCGTTTCTCTGTAATAAAGCCTTGGAAATTTATCTTTCACTTCCTGAAATTCTTTAACATACGGTCCTATATTGTATCGATATTTCAAATATTTCTTTCCTGGATGATCGCTGATTCGAATAGAATTGCACACGCCGTAATCCAACTTCAGATAGATACTGTTGGAAGAATACGCATCATATCTCTGAATGATAAATCCTTCTGATATCAAATTCCTACAGAGCATTTCCGCAATATCATTCAGCTCCATTGCTTCCATCTTCTGTCACTCTCGCTGCCCACAAATCCGCAAAATGCAAAAGCATATACAGTGGTGTCTCATTTCCCTGGATCTCATATTTAAACGGTCCATATAATCCGTTATGCCAGAGAATCGCAAGCTGTTCCTCTTCTGTCAGTTCAATAAATCTGGATGCAATAGCCACAGATCTAACCTCATGATCAACATATCTGAGATCCGGATTGGATTTATACGGCTGCGCTTCACTCTGCTTCGGTTCTGGATCCGGATTTGCTTTTGTCGCTCTTCCCTTCAGCATGTTCGGAACATAATTCGGCTTTCCAAACTGTCCCATCTTTCCAAGATCATGAAGTAATGCTACGATAATAAAAGAATTCATCTGATCTTCATTTAGCACTCCTAACCCACTCGCTATCCTCAGAATATTTTCATATACATTAAGACTATGAGTTGCGAGTCCGCCTTCCTCTGCCAGATGATATCTTGTACTGCATGGTGATGTGAAGAAACCATTTTTTTTCATATAACTGATCAGATCATCAATGCCCTCTCTCCCAGTATTTTTCAAAAGCTCCTTTATTCTTGCCTCGTTCATTATTCTTCCTCCGTATCCAATTCAAATCCTATGATTGCTGCGATATCTTCTCTTGATACGCTGTAGTTGCTTCTCGATGTATAATCTTTTAAAAATTCAAGTCTTGTCTGCGCTTTTAAGAACTTTTTGTATTCCGACACAGGAATCTTGACTGTTTCCTCATTGTTGTTTCTTTCTTCCATGGCATTTCCTCCGATTATTCTTTGTCATAAACCACTCGCTCTGCAGCCTTCACGATCAGAAGGCTTGCAATCTGTTTGAGTGATAAAGTTGATTCATTGTAAATTTCCACCAGTGCGTTATAAGCTTCCGGTGTTACCTTAACGACCATCTGCGCACCTGTCTGCTGTTTTTTCCTTGCCGGAATATGTATTGCTTCATCGTTCACTTGACTTTCTCCTCCGACTTTCCTATAATTTATTTGAGTTATTTTCTGTGCGCCTGATGGAAGTTGCCGCTTCCGGGCGCATTTCTTTTTCTTCCAATACTACTGTTTTTCTGCCAGCTTCTTTCAGGCTGTCTACATACTGTTCCAAATACGGTATTGCATTCTGTTTGAAATACTCAGAATCACGGTTGACTCTTTCTATCAACTTCAGGATCTCTATCCATTCATCCAGCTTTTCAACCCGAATCCGCTTCTTACGCTGCTTCTCTTCTGGCATGCTCCCTCGCCTCCCTTATTTTCCTTTTCCGATACCGATATTCCAGCATCTGGAAATATTCCAGCGCATATGCTCCGACCGCAAACACTGCAAGTCCAAGAGCTTCATACAAATAAAACAGTTCTTGCTGTTCTACCGAACACCCACCAGCCATACATACGAATCCAAACGCAATAGTCACTTTACTTAATGCCTTTGCAATCTTGTAAAACATCTCTCATCCCTCCCTTCTCAAATCGCAATCCCCTCGATTTCCGCAAACCGCTTTGCATTGATGAAATACACCCATCTATTTTCAGATGTATGAATACCATATCCCCACGGGAAAACTCCCTGCTGCAATCCTTTCCGGACTGTAACATGATTCATCTGCAATAGCTTTGCCGCCTGTTCAACTTCCAATCGAGGAATTACGTTGTCTCTCAGATCAGCGCTCGGAAGTATCTTCACCTCATCATCCAGCTTTGAAAAATAGTCTGCTGAAAGCCCAAGTGCTGTAGCGATCGAACTCTGTACCTCTTCTGATGGTATCTGCTTTCCGGAAAGATACTGGCTTACAGATCCTTTACTCTTTCCGATCAGACCGCACACTTGGATCTGATTTAACTGCAGTTCCTGCATAGCTCGCTTTAGCTTTTCACTAAATCTCATCATTACTCACCTACT